GTGTTTTGGCGGGAACATTAGTGGGGTATCTTAGTGCGAAATGTGAGCAAATTTTGGCCTATTATTTTGGAAGTAGCAAGGGAAGTCAGGAGAAAACGCTATTGCTATCACGAGCGGAGCCGGTGAAGTAAGTCCCGTCCAAATATTTGACGAATCTCGCCCTCATCACGAACTGGTGGGGGTTTCCTTCCTCCATTCATCCATCGTCCTCGGTGTAGTGTCCGCGCTGGCCCGCGTCTCCCATGTCCAGTAGCTGCGGCAGCAGGGGCAGTAGTAGCTTGATCCACCTGTGCAATCCAGTGCAGGGTTCATAGCGTATCCGCAATTAGGGCAGAGGTTGGTCATTTGGCCCTCCTTACGCTTCCCTTTTCAGTAATATGATACAGAATACCAGTCCCGATATAGCCATTGGTAAGTTTCCTGCACCGACCATTCTTGCCATTACAAGGGGAGTACTCGGTGCATTGATTTCCGCATGAGTCATTGGAGTAAACAAATTCACCCTCAGATTTGCACCACATCATCTCGCCACCTATTTCCCGCTTCATGCCCTCGACGACTACAGGTTTCCCATCATCATGAGCAACATCCTGCCACCAGGAGAGGGGAAATAACATCCCTTCTTCCTCTGGGCGTCCGTATAGTTTCATTCTTCCTCCCATCCGAACCACTTAGCCACCGCCTCAAGAAGTGCACCAGAGGTGGTGATGTATGCTACTGCGATTCTCCTACACACTGCATCTGATTCTGCAATGCAGACTTTAGTCCTGCATTTTCGAGGGTAGGGGCAGCAACCTTCTTCTCTGCCCTATACACATACTCATCATACCCTGTGCGAGTGCGGTTCAGGTCGGATTGAAGGGAGGCGTTTTCTTTGTCTTTTCTTTGTATTTCGTCAAAATACTGTGTCTGTAGATTTTCAAATTGACGAGCAAGAATCATATTCCTTCCCGCAAGAGCAGCATTCTCCTTATCCAACTCCACGCACTTCTCAATAGCGAGCCTCAGCTCCGCCAGCGCCTTGTCCCCGTTGTCAACGGCTTCCCGATACAAATCCCAGATGTTTTTGTTTGTGTCTGGATGCCGCCATTTGTTGCTCTTAGGTGTTCCAAGTTTGTCCATCTCTCAGCCTCCTATTTTCCTGCGAAATTCATGCACATCTCTTTGTATTGCGGTCACTGTCGTTACTGCGCAAGGATATTTGACCAATAAATTCTTAGCGCACTGCTTTGCTGAGTTCAGATCGCTGTAGAAGGAGAAGAAAGTCTTTTCACCTTCTGTTTCCTTGAACCACACCTCGAAAACCCGTTTGTATTTGAAGCATATATAACTTATTTCTGGTTTCTTCATCATTCCCTCCTTAAAGTAGCCACGGTGCAGGGTTGTACGACTCTTACCCTTGCTTATCAGCCTCACCCTTTCGGGACCGTGGCTATGCTCTATGCAACCCCAGTGCGGCTATACAATGCCTGACTTAACATCCGGTCAGCCCTGCGTCACGTCCGAGACGACACCGTTGACTGGGGTTGTGCTTATGTGTTATCAACATCTGAATCATCTCCACCACAGAAGTAGCACTTATACATCTTTGCAACTGGATTTCCGCAAAGACCACATTCCCTAGTCGGTATAAAATTTCTTAGCAACTCCGCTTCTCGCAACTGCCAAGCTAATCCTCCTACTTCAATTGACTTATATCCTTTTATCTTTGTGGTTCGTTTCATACAATTCCTTTATCAGTTTAATGATCCCCACCTGGCGAGATTCTGAATTCCATTAGAGAATCTCCTTATCCGCTGCGGATTTTATACATCTTTAGATGTTTCCGCTATCTCTGCCACGATAAACCAATCATCATACTACAAGTCGAGACAAGGGGTTGTTTTAATCATCTGATGCTATTCCTTTTCCAGTTTCATAAATTAACACACAAGAAGCTTTGTGGTTAAAATCATGAATGTCTGAAATAAACAAAGTAGTTGTAGGGTGGTTACCTACAATATCAGCGTCATCATTAAAGTCTTTAAGGATTTTAAGCAATTCTTTTTTCGTCATTGGTTTTTCCTTTTTCGTCAATAACAAGGCCCTCAAACAAAAGCAAGTAATTAATGACATCAGAAATCTTGTCATCAATCAGTGTTTCCGTAGGGAGGATCCCTTCTGCCGCATGATCGAGCATGTCTATGAGAGAAACTAAGTGTTTATTAAACATGCCGCTTAGAGCGTGAATGGGGGTTACGTTCCGAATGATTCCAGTCCGTTTAAAATTATGAAATCTATCTTCATCATTTCCATACTCCACATTTTTGCTTTCAAGTAAATCTGCACAATGCTTTAATCTCGGATGAACAATTTTATCCATGAATTCTTGGTCTGTCATTTAACTTCTCCTTTCAACAAAGCTATTTCTGCTTCAAGTTCTTTAATCCTTTCCCTTGCTTTATACAGAGGAGTTTGTTTTGCATTTTCACGTTCCCGATCTACACTTCTTTGAAGTCTTTTTTCATAAGATTCCGGATGATGTACTTTGCAGTAATCGTCTTTCCATTCCGGTTTTGTACACTTATGCTGATGGAAAGAACCAAATCTTCCAGAACCTGAAACCATTTCTTTACACGGCATTTATCGTTACCTCCCCTTTATTGTTTTCAATATTAAAAACTTTGTCGGAATTACTTATTATTTCTGGAATATGGGAAACAATAATTAACTGGATTCCGAGTTTGTCAGAAATCATTTTAAGCATTTCTGAACCTTTTTCTTGCAAATCTCGGGATAGAAACTTAAAAGGTTCATCCAAAAGTAAAGATTTGCGAGAAGGTTTAAGAGCCCATGTGGCAGATCGTAATGCAAAAGAAGCAACATCTAAAGCTCCTCCTCCTGCTATAGACACAGGGCCACCATCGTTTCCGTCTTTGCGAAAGATAAGATCCGCTTCAGTTTTGTTCCGTCTTTGTGTGAATTGCAAAATGAATTCATACGGATCAGGAAACACCGCTGCTAAAGCCATTGTTACTAGATTGCTGATGTGAAATTCAATTTGCTTCTGTGTAGTTTCAGCAACAATTTGGATGTAAGCCCGAACCTTTTGACAATCTTCCAAGTATCTTTCTTTATCTTTCAGTTTTATTTCCGTAAATGTAAGTTGCTCAATGTATAAATCATATTGGGCTTTTGCTCTTATGTATCGGTTACGGTATTCTTTTACCATTCTGCAATCTCCCTAAGAGATTTATAATCCTCTTGAATGACCATAGTGATCGTGTTTTCTTCCTTTGCCAATTTAGCAATTTCTTTCTCTACTTGTTCCATAGAAGAAAGTTTGTATGTGTTTTTTAACTGGGTTAAAGTCTCTTGTTCCCTGCCGTCAAGTTTGGCAATATTAGTCCTTGCTGAGTCTATTCCCTTTTTTAATTCGGACAGGTCCTTTATTATCGCTTCCACATTTTCCTCCTTTATGCATGAGATTAGGATTTAAAAGATATTTGATGGTTACTCTACCGTATTTGCTTTCTAACCAATCAATCAGATTTTGATAAGGTTGTCCTACAAATCTGTGAAAGATAGGGGCAGCAAATCGAATGATGTTCTTTTCATCCGCTTCTATTCTTACTGTAGCAAATGAGCAGGAGATCCAAAGACATTTCATGTCATACAACTCCTTCTGATTTTAACTAATTCAAGCGGGATATTATTTGCCTTTTCATATTCAATCAGATTGTCGGCAAAGTTTAATCCCATCTCCTTGTGCAGAGCAAGTCCTTCAACAAATGCTTCCAACTTCTCATTGCGTTTTTCCGTCTTTAATTTCTTTTCGATGTCAAATACCTCAGCCCAATCTTTAATCGGAATGAAATGTTTTTCATACGTTCTAGTTTCTGTATCAAAAAGGCAATAGAAAGGTTTATGTTCTATTTGGTCAATCTTGGAACGCATGAGACTTCCACAATTGATAAGATGTCTTGTTTCCGGGGTATCTGCATTTAAGACGGTGAAAGATTTATGATTGTCCCCTGAAAAAATAGCATCAAACTTATGCTTTTGCAGGAATTGTGCGGCAAGATCATATCCTTTATCCTTTTCCCATTCTTGTTCGCAACTGCCAACAATCATCCGATGTATAAGAAGTATATTAAAACCGGTTGTTGTTATCTTAGGAATATTTTCCTCAAAAGAAGCTCCGTAAAGATAAACATTTTCACCAAGATGAATAGGTTTTCTTACAATGTGAAAGTCGTCAAGAGCTGTTTCTAAAGCATCAAGAGGAGTATTTCCTATATTTCTATACTTCATATCGTGCTGCCCTCGGATAGCGTAGATAGTAGCCCCTCTGAAATAGGAGCACAGTTTTCTCCAATATAAGTAGCTTAAAAAAGGAGTATCTGTAAAGTCTCCAGGCTGAAGGATGGGATATAGATCCTTAGTTGCTTTTAAGATGCTACTTATTTTGCTAAATTGCTCTGCCGGATAATTATCTATCCTACTTTCTGGTGTTTTATCTGTGCAATGAAGGTCCCCGGTCACGATTAACTGCATCATTTCCTCCTATTCTATGACAATATCAAAATCAGATCGGTATTTCTTTTCAAGCAACGCCATTCGATATAGAGTCGGGTGACGATTTTCAACGAATTCCTGGTCGGCCAACCATCCGAGGTAAGAATTTGGAACATCGGCAAGAAGTTCCCCGGAATATTTCCCAAATGGTAATTTAACATCTCTGTATTTTTTCTTAGCCTCAATAGCTTTTTCCTGTTCCGTTGTCATAACTCCTCCATAATGGCTGCTACTTTATTTTCATCAATTACGGTTCCGCATGTTGGACAAATCTTTGCTTCCAATAATAAATCAGCATAAGAAATTTGCAAAGCTTCTTTCTTATCTATTTCCGTTTGTCTGGTCTTTTGAATATTTGTTAAGACCAAATAAGCAGAGGAAATCTTTTGTTTCCTTTCCCTAAGCACTTTTAAAGTTTCAATCTTTGCCTGAATCACATTGTAATGAGGTTCTAATTCAATCCAAGCATTGTCTTCTTCTTTTGCTTCTTGGATTCGTTTGTAAGAGTTAAGGATGTTTTCCAATCCTTGTCTCTTTTGTTTCAATAAAGAAACTTCAGTAATCTTTTCCATCAATAGATTAACGGGAACTTCTAAATCAAGGAAAGGAAGCAGTCTCTGCCGCTCTGTTTTAATATTTGTGAGTGTTGATACGCATTTTGTTAGATCGTTCAAGGAAGACGCTATTCCCGACGCTACCGCTTCATTTTTTTCAATAGAAGTGATCAATTTTTCGATCTTGTCTAAGTTAGCAAACTTTTCCAGTTCTTTTTCTATACCATCTCTTTCAGATTTGAGCATAGAAATCTGACCAGTAGTTTCTCGGATTTTGCTATTGATGTTTTTAAACATGGTATCAATGATGTCTAATCCGATTAACTCATTTAACTTACGGGCTACTTCCCCCGGAGAATCTTGCAATAGAAAATAAGATTGATGTTGAGTCTGGATGTTTCCTTCAGGCAAATTCAATGCTTGTTTGATTTCTTCCGGAACATCTGTCTTGATCGCAGAGAAAGATTGATCTACTCCGTCTTTTGTCAATAAATAAGTATTCTTTCCGTTCTCTCTTGTTAAGGCAACGGAAGCATTATCAAGAGTTATTTCAACAGCAATGTCATCTTTAGGAGAAGCATCCCAATTCTTGAAAGCATCTCCTGTAGGACGGTTAGTCATTGCCCACTGCATTGATCTCATTACAGCCGTTTTACCAGCGTCTGACTGCCCAGTAATAACATTTACCCCAGGAACAAAATCAAAATGAGATTCTTTATGGGCTTGGAAATTCAATATGTCTAAGGATTTTATCATAATGCACTCCGAATATCTGGGACATATTCAAAAAAGTTTGCTAAAGGCATGATCATACAGACAAAAACATCTGCGGATACTTGCACATAGTCACCGTAATATCCACCGAAATAAGACTTCAAAAAATCAAAATATTCAATTGTGAACATGATGCACGGAGTTCTTCCGTTTCTTCTGAAGATTAAGATGGGTTGTCGAAGAGTCAATTCAGCATCCCGATAACATTGTTCCCACATCTTTTGCAATACAGGGGTTTTTTGTCGAGAATCCATGAAGTCAAGTAAGTCCCATCTTATGACACCAGTATCTGTCTTTTTACCGTAACCTGTTTTGATTTCAATAGACCATTTTTTCATCAATGGTTCACCGATAGGATCCGAAGCAGTTATGTCCCCTCCCTGCATGACGGTGTCTTTACCTGTTTTTCTTCTTACGGTAAATCTGCCCCCGGATGCTTGGGAACGCCAGAAAACATCATCTCTTTTACCTTCAGTCCACCATTTGGATAGGAGAACCGCGACCTCTCTCTCGAAACCACCCCCCCGTGCTTTACTTCCCATCACTATTCTCCTTAAAAACAAATTCTTTCCACTGAGCAAGTCTGTCTTTTTCAAGAAAAGACCGGAAACCATACTGTCCGCAGATCGTTTTGAACATGAAGAAAGACAAATCATCAGTCTTATTGAGTCGGACAATAGGAGTAGATTCAAATGGTAATCTGACTAATCTCTTATTGAAATCAATCAACTTTTTGTTTTCCCGAATAGCTCGGTAAACTTTGCTGTTCATATTTAATTTTCTTGTCAAGTATTTGCAAGCGGTAATCTCTCCGACACCGGGGACACCAGGAACACCATCAGAACTACATCCTCCTATTGCTTTTACTTCAGCCCATTCTTTAGGAGTAATCCGGAAGTCTTTCCAGAGATTAAAATGGGTATAAGATTTCTTCTTTCTTGTGGAATACATGTAAACATTGTCTGAAAGAAGTTGGTACAAGTCTTCATCAGTGGAGATGATGGCAAACTGTTCATTGGGATTATCATGAACAATACTAGCAATTACATCATCTCCTTCAAATCCGTCAATCATAAAGTTATTGGAAAATCCTAAAGAAGGAATAATATCTTCTCTGATTTCCTTGAATTGTTTGTAAGCAATGCCATCCAATTCTTTTTCTTCATCAGTTTTTTCTCGTCTACGAGCTTTCTTATAGTCGGGAAAGATTTCCATTCTTAAAGACTTACGAGAATCCCAAACAAAAACAAATTCATTGGAGTCCATAGTCTTAGCGAGGGTGAGTATTTGTTGAAGAAAACCAAATACCACCCCCGTTTGTTTTTCTGCAAAGGATAGGTTGCCTAAACTATGCTTGCATTGATGTGCAATGGAATTAGCATCAACGAGTATCATTTTACAACTCCTAATACAGGAGGAACCGGAACATTGGGCAAGGAATTGGCAATGACAAGACCCGTTGTTGCCTGAACATAAACATCTTTGAGTTCTTTATTCAGGATTTTATACCCGAATACTGGAGGACGAACAAGGACCAATTCATCAGGATCACCAAGCATCGGAGAAAGTCTCATACCTTGCTGGGAAGTCTGAATAATTCTCGGATTTTTAATAACTGTGACTTCTTTATTCAGCTTACCGATAACAAGACCTACTCCTTCAATCATTACACAAGCCAACTTGTCAGAAATTCTTTCATTAAGGATATGTCCCATGTTCATCTCACTTTCTTTATACGGTTAAGGTTAAATTTCGATTCTGCTTCTTCCCAAAGATCAATAACTTTTTCCTTCAAATCATCTTGAAGATTATTACTTTCAATGTATTTGATAGCAGCATTGAGGGCTTGATAAGTCTTGCCGTCAGGACAATGATATACACTAAGGTTCATCATGTCTTTGTAATACTGAAGGTTTGCTCGGATGTCATCAATGCCGTAACCAAAGATGATATAAATAGGAACTTCTCTGTAAGGATCATCTACGGTTGACTTCTTGATGTAGATGTCACTGTGTATCCCGATTGCTTTTTTGATCTTCTTACCGTTAAAATCTTTCTCTTGGTAGATTAATTCCTTTTGAGACACCCTCAAACGAAGGGAAGAATAAAAAGCAATTGCTTTTCCTCCTGGAGTAACTTCCCCGTAATCTCCTTGCCGAGTCTGATTTGTACAAGCAAGCAGCCAGTTGTTTTTAACAATGAGACGGGCAGTTTTACGGAAACCGGTACTGAATTCTTTAGCACGTTTCATGCCCATTTTGTCACCCTTCGTCATTTCTAATTCAGTTGACAAAGCAGCTAAAGAGTCAGTTCCTATGACGTTAATCAGTTTCGGATTCTTTGGTCTCCAAGATTCAATGGCTTCAAACACTTCGGTTACTGTATCAGGACGAGAGTAATCGGCAATTTCTAAGTTCATCTGGTAAATTCTTGCATACTCTTTATCAAGCCGGGCTTCTGGATCAAGAAACTTTGCATCTCCGTCTTTACTTTGGACGGAGGCACAAATTTCAGCAAGGATAGCTGTCTTTCCTGAACCTTCCCCCCCGAATATTTCCATCATGATACCACCAGGAACTCCCCCACCCCGTCTTCTCTTGCCAGAAATGGCAAGATCAAGTAAAGTAGACCCGGTAGAAACTACCGAGTCTACTTCAATCTTACGGGTTGTGAAGGAGAAGTCCGAAGTATCAAGGTCAGCTTCAACAGCTTGTTTGACCTCTGCTACAGCTTCTTCGGTTCTCTTTCTGATGATTGGCATTACCTTTCTCTCCTCGTAAGTTTCTTTTTCTCTGCCGGTGCCGCTGCTTTTGCTGCTGCTTCCGCTTCATCGAGTTCATCCTTTTTTGCTCGACAAGCTTTTCTTGCGACACAAGATCGGCACTCTTCGTAGGCATTGTAATCTGCACCGTAAGCTGCACCATAAGGACAGTCATCATCGGATGCTACTACAGGATCAGGGACATCTTCGGGTTCTTTTTCAACCGGTTTTTTGATTTCTTCCTTCTTGACTTCTCTTTTCGGCTCTTCTTTCTTTACTTCTTCTTTCTTCGACTCTTCTTTCGGTTTACGTTCATCTTCTTTCAAAAAAACTTCCACCTCTTTTGCTTCCCAGAACGCTAAGTAAACTTCATCATATTCAGGGATATGAATCAGTTCGTCAAGACAATGGGCACCGTCAAGTTGGTCTTCGGTAATTTCCGGACGATCTTTAAATTCAAAAGCTGTGTATTTCAGAGTTCTTTTTGAACCAGTCTGCTGGAAATTGATCACTTTACCGTCATCAATATCGGCATAAAGAATCTCTCCTCCACCTCTCTTTTTGTGAGCAAACTCTTCAAGAGGAATTGTAAAGAGCCAATGACTTACATCAAAAATCTGCACACCTTTTGCCTCGTCACTTACGGTATCACAACAAACGACATTGTAGATAGCTCGTTTTGTCGGGTTGAGGTCTTTCAGAGTTTCATCATCCGCTGCATCACTTTCCCTTAGTTCTGCTTGGTATTCACAAATCGGACAACGCTTGCGGAATGTTCTGTTCAAACAGATATAGCTGTCTTCATTGACACCAACTCCTCTGTGAATGAACACCTCAAGAACAAAAGCTACTTTGCCGGGTTTCAGTTTAGGATGCTGTCCACCAGTGATGTAAGGAATGATGTAGAATTCATGAGTGTCTTCCTTCAGTTTCAAGAATTTGACACCTGCTTTTTTGTCAGGTTCGTAGATGTCCCGAAATCTACCACTGTCATTTTTACCGGCATAACTTTCATCATGCCTTTGTTTCATTTCCGATCTGTAAAGGTCTCGTCTGTCCGCTGCTTTCATGCTTTTCCTCCTTGTGTTTTCCTGATTTCTAATTCGTAAAATTCAATTTTGATTTCAAAATAGGATCGAACAATAGCCGATGTCATCCATCTTACAAGAAAGTATAGATAAATCGGCCCTCCTATCAATAATGCCGCTACTTTCAATGTCTCCATAAAGTCCACCGTTATTCTTCTTTCCGAATACGTTTCAACATTCGAGGATGATTATCCATCTTCTCCCGTTGTTTTTCTTGTGAGATTTCAATAGCCATTTCATGCGGAGAATGTGTTCGAGAAGATGCTGAAAAGTAATTACCTTTGTAAAGCTCTGTAAGGATTTTCAATGCTGCTAATCTGTGGTCAAGAGCCTCTTTGCCTATTGCAAGAACATTTACACTGTTGACAGCTTCTCCGTAAGCAAGATTGGCAGCAATCGTATCCGGGTGAAGCATAACCTGATTAGCAATCCAAGTTTCTGTAGGTTTTCCTGAAACCCCGTAAGCATCAGGGTCTTGCCTGATTTCGTTGTCAACAGTAGCTTTTACCATAGCTAACTGATCTTTTGCATGATCTCTTTCCGACATAGCCTCTGCCCATTCTCTACCTACTTTTTCAAACTTAGCAGGCTGTTCAAGAATTGCGGTGTCAAGATCGAGAATGTCAAGTTTTAGGTCATCTTGTAAACTCATATTATCATCTCCTTTCATATTGATTATAGCATACTTTGTGTAAAAATCTGAGACTATTTCAAGGTCAATGAAATATAAATTTGGTTTACTATCCCTGCTTTTGCATTGTAGAAGTTCGGTTCACTGAAAGTATCAATGACGGCAGACAATCTATCATCACGATCTTTGTTAAGAAGAACAGCAATCATATATCCGAGAATCATTTGTCTAAGTTTCTCCGGTTCAATTTCTGCAAGTAATTCTTTGACCAACTTCTTGACATCTTTCCAAGAAGAACCTTTCAAGATTGCTTGGCATAATTCTTTGCTGCTTGCACTCACTAAAGTTACTGCTGAGAGTGCGGCAATTGCTCGGTCCTCGTCTTCAATATCAATAACTGAGTCTAACATCACAACTGCATTTCTGGACAACCCTTCAGACAACAAAACAATCTCTTTTAAGATTGATTCCGGGTAATCATCAAGTCCTTCTTTCTTTGTAATGCTTCTTAACAGACCCATCATCTCCATTGTTTTCAATGGTTTAGTGGCATATTGATGACACCTGCCAATAAGTGTAGGAAGCAATTGATCAGGTTCCGTTGTACAAAGAATAAAATAAACGTGATTAGGAGGATCTTCAAGCAGTTTCAGCAAGGCGGATTGACTGTCTCTTGTTTGCCTATGGCAGTTATGCACCAACACCTCATTAGCGAAGTAAGAAGGATGACCATCAATTTCTAAATCATAGAACTCTACATACCCTTGATTCTTTTCTGCACTGCCGATAATACTAGAGAAAGACTCGTCATTACAGTTTGGTTCATAAATCTCAACACGGTCCACCCTAATTCGTTTAGAAGCTTTGTCTTTTTCCGATCCAGTTCTTTTCGACCAGCTATCTTGTGACTCCATCCGTCTAATTCGATTGCTATCATAAGATCCGGATTTGCTATATCTATTTTGTAATGATGTGGAAATCCTTCTGAAGAATTTTTTCCAGTTTTTACTACATAATTGTTTTTCCATGAACTCCCTAAAGAAGTCAATAATAAAAGTTCCGGAGCACTGGGGACTGAGCCATTCCCCCCACGTCGAGGTAGCACAAGAAGAGTTCCGTTCAATCTGCGAGAAGCTATTTGTTTTTTTACCACCCCCGGTATTTGTGAGGGGTTGTTCTTTTTCATTCTTTCTGAGGAAGCTTGATTTAATTTTGCCCTTAATGAAGGCTCCATATTGGCAAGACCTTGTCGATGTTTTTCTTTGTATTCTAAAGAATTCCTCATTTCTACTATATGAGGAAGCCGTTGTCGGTATTTGCCAACACAACTCTGGGAACAGAATCTTCCGTGCTCTTTGTGGGATACCATATATGTGAAAAGATTTCCACAATATTCGCAAGGTTTTTGACCAGTGATTCCCATTCCTTTCTCTCGACTTTTCTTTTTGCTCGCACAAGATTTGCTGCAACAAACGGTCTTGTTTCGATTTTTGTACACAAATTCGTTTTGACATTCCGGACAAATATGTTTCATCGTATTTTATTTTCTCCTTTCTTAGATAGCTGTTGTCATACACACTATCACAAGAAAAGTCGAAAATCAAACTATTTCTTGTCAGTTCTTTTGCTTTTACCCAACCAGTATCTGTAAAAAACAAATGATCGGAAGAACAGATAGTTTCAGATTTATTGGTGATTACTTTAACTACTCTGTTTAAAGAAACCTTATTTTTAAAAATTGATTTTACTTTTTCTTTTCCGGATAGATTAAAAACAACATCCCCCGGAATTATATTTTGAATCTCTTTCTTACCAGTGGGTGTTTCCACCATAGTTCCTTTAGCAAAACATTCATCGAGGATATAGACTCTTGTATTGCCGAGTATTGGTGCATACACACAAGTTTCTGCAAGGGCTCTGACAGAATCAATACCTCTAAGATTAGACATATTCAATTCTTCCACGTTTTCACATTTCAGCATTGTTCCGATGATTCTTGCGAATGTTGTTTTACCTGTTCCTGTAGGACCACTGAATAAGAAAGCATGAGGAAAGTCTTTCTTTCTACTAAAGATTCCTTCTAATCCATCTTTGATTGATTGATTACCAAACACATCTTCGATTTTTCCTGGTCTATGGATTGTTTGCAGGGGCATATTTATTCTCCTTTTGTTTCAGGTTCCATTATTTTAGGTCCCCATACAGCAATGTCATAGGGTTTTGCTGCATAGACTCTTGGTCCGTTCAAACCTCGATCAAAAACACAAGTGATAAACAACATCGGAACTTCTCCGTTAATATCTACAATCAAATCATACCACTGATGACTTTTTGTAGATTTTGCAAAATACAAACCTGTTTCTTGCGGAACTTTTGACATTTTAATCTCCTTTGATTTCCTCCTTGGAATACCAAGACTGATCTATTTCTGTTTTTTCCCATTCAACAGGAACAGGAACATTAATCCATTCGTAATTTTCTCTTATCCTTTCTGTAGCAATTTCCGTACACAGTTTGACCACAAATTCATATTCATCAGGAACACAATCTATGATACAGCAATCATGAATTTGTCCGATTACTTTAGATTTCATTTGCCGTTGCCTAAATTCAGCAACGATTTGTGTCAGGCTCCAAAGTAGACAATGAAAAGCTGTTCCTTGGAAAGCATAATTAACAATGGCATTTCTACCCATATAACCAGAACATCTGAAACCCGTAAGCAGTTCTACATATCCGGTCTTTTCATATTTCTTATACCAACCCTCTTGCCATTCTTTAAACACATGAAACTTTTTCCAATATTTTTCTTCTACTTCTTTAACGTGCTGCACAAAATCAGCTTCTGCTTTTGCTTTATTTTTGATCACACCTTTGTCAAGAAGATGTTCATAAACGGTTATACCATCTCCTGTAGGCAAATCTTTGCACTCTCTCCAGATGTTTCTTCCGCAGTTTCCCCAGTAAGAACCGTACCATTCAGGGAAGATGAAACCATTCTTTGTATAGAATCTCAGGTTCTTTGTGACTTTATCGTGGAGCAGTAAAAAGATGTCTGCCGCAGTATCACGGTGCATATCTGTTGATGTGTCTTTGCAATAAGATATAAGAACAGGATCTCCTGTGTATGCACAGCCCATTTTTACTTCGATACCGGAATAGTCAAAGTCTACAATCATGTTTCCTTCAGACGGAATTATACCTGATCTTGCATATCTTTTAGCTTCCTCATTACGAACGGGTATGTTTTGCAAATTGGGCCGATCCGATTGGCCGCGAAAAGTTTTAGGGATTACCAGTCCAAAGAAAGGATGAATGCGTTCATCATCATCTATTTCCCGTAAGAACTGCTTCATGTAAGTACCATCTGTTTTTTTAATCTGACTTAGTTTTGTAATCTCCTTAGCAAGAGGAGTGTTCAATTTGCTCATTGTATCAGCATCAACGGAGTTATTTCCTTTGTCTGTGACTTTCGGTGGTTTGAGTTTCATGATGTCAAAGAACATCATCCTCAAATCATCAGAAGAACCGAGATTAGGAAGTCTGCCCGTTGCTTTGAGGAACCGTTGACATTCATCATAAGCAAGTAGTTCCTTCTTTCTTTCTTCAATCTGTTTCTCTAATTCAATATGAGAATTTTTGTAATAAGGAACATCAACATTTACACCGTTAATCTGAACATCTCCGAGAGCTAAAGTGCCTTCTACGAATAGATCAAGACCTTTATCAAGATGATCATCTATTAATTCTTTTTGTAGACGAAATAATCCTTTAGTTAAATAAGAATCAATTCCTCCATACAAAAGAAGCTTGTTTATCGGTGCTTGTAGCACACGATTAAAACCTTTTTCATCGGCATCCTCAAGATACGGGCTGATCTCTTTTGCATAATCACCAACACCCCAATGAATAAAGGATTGAAACTTCAATCCTGTGTATTTAGATCGGTTGTCAATGATATGAGCTGCAAGCATTGTGTCCCAGTGCCAGTTATTCGGTTCTATTCCAAGCATTACTTTAGACCAGACATGTTCAAATTGGGCATTATGGGCTATCTTTTTAGATTTATTCAACAAAACATCTTTCCATCTTCTTTCAATCTGTCTTTGTTGAAGAGGTGTCCATATATGTTGAAGAGGAAAAGAATAAGCTCCCATCTTATTATCTACAGCAAAGGAAACGGTAGCTATTTTATGACCTTTTCTGTAAGGTTTTAATCCTGTAGTCTCATAATCAAAGAATAAGTGAGATGAAGGATGCTTTATTTCTTCTTCTAATGAATCACAAACCGCATCGTAATCTTTTAATAGGACTATTTTATCAAAGTCGGGGCTGTATTCTTTAGAGACATCTTGTTTATTCCGGATGCAATGAATGGCAAATTTTAAATCCCTTTCAAATTGAGATTGAGTTAAGGAATCCTCACTCTTCTTAAAAGCATAAGAAGGATGAAACATCGGAATAACCCAAGCATTGTTTTCATGATCAGGAATACAAAGACCTCTCCATCGAGAAGGAGAAAGATCAGAGAAACGATTCATATAGAATGAGGAAATAGCTGCTTCCCCCATTAGCCATATGAATTTAGGTTTCAAATCTTTAATGGCTTTTTCGATATGAGGATAGCAGCAAGCTATCTCCTCCCTTGTTGGCCCATCTTCTCTTGTTGTTCTGCACCGAACAGCATCAGTCTTCCAGAAATCCTTGTAAAGATCAATACCCATACCACTTAGAGCATCTTTGAAAAAAGAACCGATGTCTCCGTCTCCAGGGGATTCTCCGATTACTAAAGTGCTTAGACTTCCTTCTCCTTTGATTTCAGACTTAGGACGAATCTTTGTATTAAGACCACAATCGGAACACATGTGTTCTGTTGAACGGGTAACGAAATCATCCATCGAAAAGAATCCTGACATGATTACTCCTCTAAATACAGTAATGCTTCTTCAAAAGAAGGGAACACATTAACCCTGTTAAGCCAGTGAAATACGTTTTCTCGTTCTCCTACTAATATGATTAGTTTTCGATAGGCAATGGCTACGCCTAATTCAACGTGTCTTCCTCCTCTGCCACTACGAAAAAATGAAGGGTCACTTCGGCAAATAAAAGCATCTGCCCTTATAATATCCTGCATATCTTCTTTTGCAAATTCTTTACGTTGTAAATCATCAGAGGCATCTGCTATAATTTCATGACCTCCTTTAATCCATCTTGAAGTTACGGTATGCCCATATTCATTTAATTTCTGTTCCCATTCTCTCATTAATGGATGATCTTGGTATCGAGAAGCTAAATATATTTTCATGATTTCTCCTTATTTTTACGATAATCAAGAATCATGGCAAGATTAGCAACATCTACCCAATCTTCTCGGTCTATGTTATCATAAAGTTTTTCTTTCAAACGTCTTGTGGGCATAAGCTTTTCTAAGTTCCATCCATTATATCCATGTGTTGCTTTTTAATGAATCAACTTATTGACCATCTTTCCAAAGAATACTACTGTAGCATCCCAAAGAGTCTTATTCATAAGACCTCCTTAGTAAGGAACATCATCGTCATAACGGTCAATAGGTTCTTCTTCCTTTATCTTTTTAAGAGAAGGTTTAGGCTTTTCTGGTTCAGCACTTGCCACTTTGCTAATCTGCATCAAAGCATGAAGAAACTCACCACTTGAAAAGAAAAGTTTATCACCTGCCCAAGAAAGAGTAGTAGATTTCTGGAGAATCTGTGAAAGAAATCTATTATTGATTCCTATATCAATTGGTTCTCCATCATATTTACACTTCAGTGTTTTCTCTACCCAACCTAAATCGTTAGCAGCTTTAACAGTTATCTCATTATCTTCAATGCGCAGGTATGAAGCTCTCCCCGTTCTGTCAGATAGATCCGAAGCAAGCATTGTAACATTGTCAAGAGTTGCTTTAAGATCAGATGGCAGTTCAATAGAAGAATAGTCGGAAACATTTTTAAACAGATTTTGAATCTTTTCTACAGGCAAATCTCCTTGAATGAATCCTGTGCTGAAAGTTACACCATCTTCAGTTCTGTAATGTCCCCATTTGTTATTGATGCAGTATTCAACGACAGGGAATTTAGAAAGTTCCATCACTTCTTTGCTGAAGATATTGAAATCACTTTCATTAATTTCGGAAGACATTGTGTATTGGCTGATTCTGTTTCCATCAGTAGCATAACATTTATCTCTAACAACGGAGACACATGCTCTTACTCCAGCACTAAGATCAGGAGAAGCAGAGAAAGCACAAAGAGAAATACCATCTACAAAGTCTTCAGGAAGAGGTCTCCATTCTTCCATTCCTGACATCATGTTAGCAATGATTTCGGGAAGATTGTTTTGATCTTCATTAATCGTAGCCATTGATGATGTAGTTGTTTTTGATCTGACCTTGATCTTGTTATCTTTCAGATCAATAGTGATTTGTTCATCAGTGATTCCGTCAATGAGACGGAAGAACTCAATGCCTTTTACAGAGAATTCAAAATCACAAACAAAAGGAGTAGTGATAAGAATCTTATCATTGAATGTGGCTATCAGATTATCGAAAAAGATAAAGTGGGTAGCCTGTGCAACAAATTCTCTCTTTGCTAAACCGGGGTGTAACATTGATAGTCTATCTCTTAATTCGGATCTTCCTACTTTCATTAGTTCCTCCTATTTTATTTAATACAGCAAATCTCCCAAATAATTCTTTAGCTTTCTCATTGTAAGCTAAAGCCGCTTCTTCTTTTGTTGAGTAAAAACCTATATGTATTCTCACTTCTTTTCCTATTTGGGCTTTCCATTTGTTCATTTGTTTGTGAAAATACACACCTCTGTACCCAGAAGTGTTATGTTTGGGTAATTTTTTCTTCATTTGGTTTTGACTGCTTGTTATAACTTGTAAATTTTGCTTAGTATTATTTAAGGTGTTTCCGTCTATATGATCAGGAAGAATAAACATGCCAGAAGAAGATCTTCCTAATATTAGATTATGCAAAGCACCAATTTGTCTATTCCGTACATATTTTTCTTTGCTAGAAAGGCCCCATCGGTATGGGAAACACTTGTCCATATCTTCTTCATCAATGATGGCTTCTGCTACTTTTTCCATATTTTTATTATAAATAGAAATTAAACAAATGTTTCCTTTTTTAATGTATTCATTAGGATCATATTTCGTTCTTTCTAAAGTATGCCCATGCTTTAGGATTTGTTGGTAATGTCTTCCGCAATATCCTTTAGCAGATTGTTTTTGAGAGCAATTAAATTGTAAGCATTTCATAATTATTTTTCCTGAGCAACAAATTCCCTTTTTGCTAGTCCTGGTTTAAGTGCTGCTAATTTGTCTCTTAGCTCCTTACGATTCACTTTCATTTAGTCTTCTCCTTACGGTTAGAATAGTGTTGCAGTCTTTGATATAATAGAATGTTAGGAGACGGTTATAACTTAAACCCATCTCCGTAATACGATCAGCCATTGCTTGTTCTTTCTCTATTTTAGCAAGCAAGGGAAAATTACCGGATAAGAATAAATCCAAAATCATTTACCTTCTTTCTCTATTCTATTGATAGTTTAGCACACAATTTAAAAATTTAGTCGAAAATATTTTGTTTATTTGCGGTCCAGGCCCAAGGATATTCGGGTTGGCTCTTTTCAAGATCGAGGAAGTAAAGCAGATTGATTACATCTCTTAATTCACCATCATTGCATACACCTTTTTGAGTTACTACTTCTACTCTCCGTTTATCTTTACGGTCTGTCCAACTCTCATTACTTTTAAGAACATACCCAGGAGTGACTTGTTTGAACAGAGTCTTTCCTATTGGGATTCCTCTTTCTTCACAATAGTTGGTGATGTATTCACGTTCCATAGGAGCTAAATTTCTAAAGTGTTCTGAATCACCAACAGCTTTAGATCGGGAAGAAACAGCTATTGAGTATGGAGGCAAGTCGTATCGGAATATTCCATTCTTTATTCTTGGAACAAGGATAATACCGAAACGAGAGTATTGGGCCCAGCTCGTGGAATCAACACTTGCCCAGGGAAACATATTAATGATCGAAGGTGTCGCTATACCAAATCCATGCACTTTATGTGTAGGATAAAAATCAGATTCTTTTGTGCAAATCTTTTCAAAAACTGTTCTTAGGAACGGTTCTAATGCTCTTCCTTTTGCAGATGCTAAACCTCCTACTGCAAAATAAGGATATTCCATACACATATCAAGATATTTTAGAGGTTCATCTAAGTGATAAACAGGGATGGGATTGAGACCAGCATCTTCCATAATCTTCTGGTTCTTCCATGTTTCTTCAGCAGAGCCAATAGAATCAAGATTTGCATAGACTTCTAATTCATCCTCATGTTCTTTGACAAACTCTATGTACTCTTTTATGTTTATGGAAGTTTTGTTTTGATGGGCACTGTAGGCACCTGAATCTAGGAAGAGCTTTGATTTCATGTACTTATCACTCCTAAGAATAACTGTGGTGTTATGCTTACGTCATCGACATAAATATCGAATCTAGGTTTTCCAAGAATGAGCTTGTGGTACATCACCCCATGTTTATCTAACCATCTTTTTGTAACAGTTCTGTCAGAAGGATAACGAGCAGTGAACAAGGTGATATGATCACCAGCAAAATACAATTCATTAACAACATTAATCATTGGCCAGTAAGGAGTTCTATCTGCATAATTCTGCCCTTCTGTTTCAATAGTCAAAGTTCCGTCAAGGTCTATACCGTATCGTTTCATTTTAACCTCTTTATTACTTTCCCGACTTCTCGGATGATTGTTTCGTTTCGTTCCGGAATATAATGAATACCTTCTCTTGCTTTTTCTAAGTATGTCAGCATCAAATCAAGATTGTTAAAGACAGGAACATCAATGCCGTTTGCAGACAGGGCACACCAGCGTCTAAAACATGCCCCACATTTACCACATTCTTTTTCATAACTTCCAGAATAACAAGAGATAGTGGAAAGAAGCTCTTTGGCTGTGCCACCGTTATTAAGAAACCATTTAACCACTTGCTCTTTAGTCATATCCCAGAAAGGAGATATGACTTCGATAGGTCTTCCCATCATATAGGTCATCATCATTGACCAATCAACAAAGATTTCCTTATTTTTATCATTCACCTTGTCGTCTTTAAGCCCGGCAATAACGATTGTATCCGAATAATGGTTAGCAAGTAAAGCAAGGTGAAGATTTCTGTAAGGGATATAAGCATTTTCTCCCTCTTGCCTGTCTCCTAATTTAATACTGTGTTCAATGACGGTATCTGGAATCAATCTTCGGACTACTTCAAGTTCTTTGACAGAGTAGGGAGTTCCTAGATTGAAATAGACAGTAGGTGGTCTGTCATAGTAGTGATAGGCAACGAATGAATCTAAACCGCCTGAGAATAAAAGGATCATTTTAATCCTCCAATCCGTGAATGTAATTTCTAATAGATAGTTGACCAGATTTAATCAAATGACTATCCACATGAGTGTTCCATAAACAACCCGGACACATATCAGAAACTTGTTTCTTCCAAATTTCTGTGAACAGTTCAAAGTGGGCAGACAAATCCCAAAGTTTAATATCAGATAAACCTTTGATATAGAAATCATCACAAGGCCTCATAGATCCATCACAATCTACTGTGACGAAGGATGGAAACAAATCATTTGCACAATTCCAAGTAAATAAAGTGTTATCAGTGGCATCACTTTTTAATCTGTTGATGAATGGTTTACTTGCATGGCAGAGATAACCTTCTTCCTTCATGAAGTAAACTTTTTTCAGCACCTCACAAAGATCCTTTGCATCTTTAGCAGAAAACAAAAGATTAGGATCATTACCTTTTACTTTAGAACCTGGTTGATGTCTGTCAGGATGAATGATGTCAAAGAATGTCCAGATATTATCCTCGGACATTTCTTCAATCACACTCGGAAGCATTTTATAGTTTTGCTTTGTCAGAGTCATGACTACGGCACAATCTCTGATGGGTTTGAAACGTCGGAAAGATTTGATTACTTCTAAAGCTTTTTTCGACTTAGCTTGTGAGCTACGATCATCACAAACAGCGTCGTACGACGTGGTAATTGAGCGGAGACCGTGCTCATGAAGTATTTGCAGCTTCATGTCAAGATCAGTAGTGACGCCGCTTGTAATGACAGTGGTGTGCATTCCTAATCCTTCTGCAAACTGAATGACTTCAGGAAGTTTATCGAAGTCGGCTAGCGGCTCAGCTCCATATATAGCGACCAGTTTACATCCAAGTTCTCTAAGATCCACCATTCCCTTCTTCCATTGAGTAAGAGTCGGAGTGTTGCACTCACCCGTTGCCATAGCACAATAAGAGCATTTCAAAGGACAGGTACGACTCCAGAGCAATTCGCACTTCACCAACTTCATCATACACCTCTCGATAGTTTAATCAGTTCAAGCCCTTCTTGCCGAGTAGCAAGATTATCTTTAAAACTTCCAGCTACTACAGAGGTTGTCATACCACCTCCACTTTGTTGTTTAATTCCCCGGCAAGACATGCAGGAATGTTCCGCTTTCATGATAAGCATTACTCCAAGAGGCCTGACTGTTTTTATAAAGAAATTGACAATCTCTTGGGTAAGTTTTTCTTGTAGTTGAGGACGTGCTGCAAAGTAATTGATGATACGGTTTGCTTTTGATGCTCCGATTAAATGCTTTGCAGGTATGTACATAAAGTGAGCTACACCCCGAAATGTTAGAAAATGATGGGAGCACATAGACACAAACGGTATATTGTCAAGCAGGATTATCTGATCATACTTTTCTGTGTTCGGAAAGACTGTGATTTTAGGAATGTTTGCTTCGTCGATACCGGAAAAGAACTCCTGACAGTACATCCGCGCTATCCTGTCAGGAGTATCGGTAAGATTAGGGTCAGACAAGTCCAACCCTAATCCTTCCGATAACATACGAGTTAAGCAATCCTTTACGATTGCTTGATTCATTACTGCTTAATCAACCGGTAAACGCCGTCTTTGTTCTCAATGAGCAATTCGCGGGAGTCAATGAGATGTTTGATGTGACCTTTGACGCCGAGTTTTGAACGCCCTGATTTTGCAACGAGGTCTTCGAGAGAGATGGGAGTTCCAGGGGCAAGAAGATCATCAAGCATAGCTGCCTGGGTACCGAGCTTGTGACCGAAACATGATTTCTCCGTAGAAGCTTTCTCCTTCTTCGGCTTCGGTTCCTTCTTCGGTTTCGGTTCTTTGGCGGGTTTTTCTTTCTTCTCTTTGACAGGAGTGGGCTTCTCAGCAACCGCTTTTTCTGCTACGGGGGCAGCTTCGGCTCCTTCTTCGGCTTCCGAGAAACACTCATTGTAGAAGTCGATGATTTCATCGGGAAGGTTGTTGACCACTTCATCATCAATAGCTCTGATAGCGGTGTCAAAAGCAGCAGCCAAAGTTTCTTTAGAAACAGCAACCGTTTTGATCTTTTTTCCAGTGATGAAAGGAAGCTCAGTCTCTTCACCTTCTACTGTTGCAGTGTAGGTGGCTACGTTAAGAGCTGCGGCCATCTTCTTCAGGGCATCTACATTAATCTTGTCCAAATTCATACTTCTTTCCTCCTTAGATTGAGTTACCTGGGAATTATTTCCCCTGTTTGAAACAAGTATATCATACTTTCTTAAAAAATTTTAACTTTTTTAGAAAATATTTTATAATCCCTGTAAGTTAGCAAGGTCATTGATCTTTTCTTTTACGGAACTTTAATAACTTTGTGGAGCTGCACATTCAACACAAAATCTCCGATTTCTTCATACATTAACCATGATAAAAGTTTTCTTGGAGACAATGGTTTGATAGCTGAAAATGCTGATCTTGCCGAACAGTTTGTGTGTTGTTCCAACCATTGTTTCATTGTCAAAGCATCCATTAAATCTTTTTTGTTTCTGATTGGGTATTTAATCCAATCCCATGAGGCCAATTCAGATGCTGCTTTTTTAAACAGTCTTAAGTATTCCACAGCAGAGATTTTATTTCCATAACAATTCAAAGGTTTGTAATCCATCACAATTGTCAGATTTTGAAAGTCTGCAAAAGATTTTTGAAGGGCTATTAAAGAATTAGGAACTTTTATTGTGCCGTTAGTTTCAACAGTGACATTGAAATTGAGACTTATTAATTTAGAAATTAACAAGTCAACACCTTTCTGCAAGAAAGGTTCTCCTCCAGTGATTGTCACATTTCTTGTAGGGCAAGGAAGATCCGTTAACATATTAACTATTTCTTTTTGATTCATGTCTATGCCGTATCCTATCGCTTGTGTATCGGGAGTGTCACAAAAAGAACATCTTAGATTGCAGCCTTGAAAACGGATGAACGTGCAGACGCTTCCTTGATGACTACCGCATACTTCTCCGTTAATACTCTGAAAGATACTATGCACCTTCATATTTTTTACCTCTTGGTTTTCTGTAAACAAATCTTATACGGTTTATGCCAAGAATATCCATAAGATCAGTTACCGTCATGCGTTCTAAGTTTTCCCATGTGCAAAAACGACCGCTCCCCCCTGCTTTATCTACAGCCGATAAAAGAGTTTTGTGCATTTGTAAAGCTTTCTTTCTTAACTCAGGTCTTACAGTTGCCATATTATCTCCCCCATTCTGCTCGCCATTCAGCATAAGATGAACTTGTTTCCCATAATCGTACTTTTTCAAGTGTGAAATCTTCGATACCAAGTAACGAATGGGCAATGCTTTCAACCATTATTTCCGCAGTAGGATTTTCAAAACAGATATTTAAATCCCGATGATCGTAAAGATCAAGAACCTTCTGTTGTATGATCATTTTAAGTACGGTGAAATCCATGATCATTCCTTTAGCAGGTCCCGATTGCTTGACTACTCCAGATACAGTCACTTCAAGTTTGTAAGTATGTCCGTGAAGATTCTTACATAGACCTTTGTGATTAGGCAATCGGTGAGCTGCATCAAATGTAAAGATTTTTGTTATTGATAATTTAGCCATTTGTTTCTCCTTCATAATCTTGTAGTGGACACCAGTCAGGTATCTTTTCCTTATTGATGTATTTCTTTTTGCTTATCACCCTGAAGTTTTTTTCTTCACAAACATAGACATCGTTGAATTTGTACCAACCTTGGTGAGGACAATCTCTGCATTGTTTTACTACTATATGTTTCATTTATTCCTCCTTCAATAGTTGTTTATTCTTTTTGTACCAATCCCTTCGTTGTTTTCTGTTCATTTTACTTAATGATGTGATATATTTATCCGGAATCTTTTTGTAAAAATTAGATTCTGGATGCTTAGGTACTAAGATTTCCGGAATAATATCAAATGATCTTGTGTCCATTTATTCCTCCTTAAGAGTGATTTGGTTTTCTCATGTGTGAAAAACCTCTTGAACCATAATCTTCAGGAACACCATTCATTGTGTTTTCTCTAACATTGTCACAATTGGTGCAATATTTCCAAGCAGGTTTGACAATGCCTATTACTTCATGTGTTTCTCTACACATTGGACAAGTGCAAAGAGTGGTCTTTTCACTATTGATCTTCTTTAAATCCTCTTGCTTTTTTACCGTTTGTTCTCTGTACCTTAAGCCATATTCTTTCTCTCTCTCATATCTGGCAAGTAATCTATGTTCATCACAGCAATACCTGCTTTTGAATGTCTTAGGCATGAACATTTTATCACAAAGTCTCCAAGCACATTCTATTAAAACAGGAATAAACTTTTTCTTTCCCATTATCCTTCCTTTCGAGTTTGTAATGTTTTTTCTACGTCTTTATTGAGTTTATCCAGAACGGGCGTTTGTGATTGGTAAAGATCTTTTTTAGGATTATTATATTCTTTACAAACAAAACCAAAGAATCCTATTACCACAATCAGTACAAACATTACCCAAATAGAAATTATAATCTTAAACATTTACAACTCCTTCATAACTCGTTTATGGTAGTGACGACTTCCTCCAGAATACTTTGCCAATGCGACTCGCAAATTCGGGCTGGTCCTCTGATAATACTTCAGGATGGCAATGCCCGCCAATATATTTTTTGCCGGACAGAATAAGTCTTCTCTTGAGAAACCAGTCAGCCACTTTGCAGTAGAGGGCATGACTTGCATCAAACCAATGGCTCCTTTTGGAGATACTGCATTTGGTCGCCACCTGCTCTCCACTTGTATTATCGCCTTTACGAGGCCAGGGTTGGGATGGTTGTCTTTCACTATCTCCATAAGCTGCTGCCGACTCACGGGATTGAAGTTCTGCGATCCTGTGCTTAAACTCTTCGGTAGAAAGCAAACCAATAGGATCAAGACGATCAGCACTGAGTATGTTCCCTTCTCTGATGATTTGTGCCTGTAAATTCCGCTTCTTATGTTCTTCATGTCTTTCCTCCCTTATGCTCGCAAAAGAGTGGAGAGGTTTCAACCACTTCTTTAACGGGTAATAAGAACGACCCAGGCATTTAGGACATTCTTCTCCAACAAACAAAACGTCATCTTGTAAACAACAATTGGCATTATTTACCGTAATCATTTTTCTGCCTCCCAGGCATCAATGAGATATGATGCGGACATATCGGCAACATGAACTAAAGCAACCAGTTTGTTTTCTTTAAAAGCTTGTCGTTGTGCAAAGCCTGTAGGATAATTGAAGTGTGTTCCAGGTTCTGATGCTCCGAGATGCCATCTGATTGCAAGAGCTTCTTGATCCGATAACTGCATATATTTGGAAATTATGTAAAGAGATTTTTCTCCGTGACCTAACGGAAGCTGTTCTTTAACTCCCCAGACTTCTACTTCATGCCATTTACCGTCAATCTTCTTGTTCCTGATTTCTTTTACATAATAGTTTGCTTTGCAGACATCATGAAACAAGGTACAGATAGCGATTGTTTCCGGTTCAAAATTAAGATCGAATGTTTCATTCAGTTCTCTGGCAATGTCAAGAACACTGAGACTGTGATGGATTAATCCTTTCTCATAAGCACCATGAAACATCGTTGATGCTGGTGCTTGGAAGAAATCTGTTGATTCCAGATACTCCATAAACTTTTCTTTACCTGCTCTCTTGATTATCCCTGCTTCTTTATAGAAATCTTCTTTACTTCCCATCTTCTTCCTCCTCCTGAGTTTTAGACTTCTTGTTTCGTGGATGAAATTTAATTTTTTTCCAATTTTTTACCAAAATCCCTCATTTCCTTGGGAAAGATAGAAATGAGCTTATCATTGACTTTTACTGACCAATAACCTGGAGCACAGCATGAAGCAATAAAAACAATACTGTCTGGAACTCCATGTTTAGCAACAACATAGTCCCAAGCTCTTTGTGAAGCTTTATCCTGCGGTCTTTTCTTGTGCAGAGTCGGCATTCTGTTTCTCCATAGCATAAGCAGATGCAGCAATGATTTTGAGGGTGTTTATGCTTTTATTCAAAACTCTTTCGTCATCTGGTGCTACTTTTCCAATTAAAGTTTTTAAATCATCAATAACCGGAATCAATGCTTGTTTTAAAGTGCTAAAACTATCTTCGGACATTTTCTCTTTCTTGTTCATGTTTTGCTTCCTCCTTATATTCTTTTTCTTCATCGGATTCGTAATGTGGAAACAGAGTGCTTATTTGTCCTGGTGCTGCTTTAAGCAGATTAAACCAATAAGAAGTTTCTATATTGGCTAGTTTAGGATATCTCCATTTATTTTCCTCCATCCATTGAAAAAGCACATCGTTTTGCATATGTAAAGGGGCTTCTTCTAATCTTTCTTTCAGTATGGTTAAATGATGTTTTAATGGAGTTCCTTTCTTCTCTAATTCCAATTCCTTTTGCTCTTTTCTTTTTACCAATTCAAAATAATTGATTGTCATTTTTCTTTTTGCAGCTCTATCCAGATTATTTGGTAGATATTGAAAAAACCGACTATCACATGACCAACCATTTAATACACTTGTCCAATTATTCATGTTTCCTTCTTTCATAAGTTTCTCCATATTATTTCACTGTCTAAAGCAAATTGACCAATATCTAATTGCTGAAGTATCAAAGCCTGTTTTGCTCTATCAAAAGCTTTATACCGATGCTCAGTAACAGCAACCCGAGCTGTGCCTGCTCTTTTATCTTCAGAGGGTCGGCTAAGAGTTAATTGTACATCTACATGAGCTAATTTACCTATCCAACCCGAAGAATCTCTGTCATCAACATCTGGTTTTCCTAAACCTCCTCTATTAACCTGTCCTACTGTGAATAATGTACAATGATGTTTTTGAGCCATTGCTACTGCTTCTTTCCAAGTATCATCAATTTGCATATATGATTCTTTTTTTGAAAGAGGTTTTAAAATATCAACATAGTCAATAAGAATAATATCAGGGATGAATTCCAATTTCTGCTCTAAATTATGTAAATGGGTCTCAATATCATGCAAACTTGCGGAAAATCGAGGGTATGTTTTTATTTGTATGCCATCTCCATACATTTTTTGAATGGCATCTATTTCTTTTTTAACAATCGGTTGTTTATATTGCCGCTTACCTATGCTTTCAAACCATGTTTCCACTTTGTAATCTTTCAATCCTTGTTCTCGGCAATATGTGCAAGGACGGTATTCCATATCTACATCATAATGAGGAACAACACCATTTCTTTTAAGATTTATTCGGTTGGTTCTTTCTTTTCGTTCACAGGAATTGTCTTGGTTATATAAACAATCAAAAACGGGATAGGTACAAGTTTCTTCAGATTCCCTATTTCCCAGGGCTGTTAGCCTTTTAAGTAGCCTATCATTTACATATTTTTCAGACATTTCTAAGGAAACAATGAGGGATTTGAATTTTTTGAAATAGGCTTGCACTGCTACTTCTAACAGAAACCAAGAATTATGAACAATGATGTCATTAGAAATGAAATTATGATTATTTTCTATTACTAAATCATAGGTTTCTTTTTCACCTATGCAAGTAATTTCTACAATTTCATCCCATAAAATATCATCAGTTAATAAATTTTGAAGTTTTTCATTATCAGGATAACAAACCGTAATTTGAGATAATCGTGATCGACTAATTTTTCCCTTCTTTTTAAAAGACTGTCCTACAGCATTGGATTTCCATCGTAATTCATAAGGAATTATTTCTTTAATAACTTCAAAAGGAATAGCTTCAATGTTGCTCTTAGCACATCTTTTTTTATTTAGATTTTTTATTATGTTTTCCGCCCTTTCTTGTTTTTCAAATAAAAAACCAATTTCTGATAAATATCTATTTACGTTAATAGTGTCTTGAAATTCTAATTCCCAAGAATAGAACCCTTTGAAAATATTTTTTTGTATTGCTCCTATTATTCCAAATCGTAACAAAAGATGCTGTACTTGATATACAAGTTTTTTGCTTGCTGAGGAATAACTAACGGCAATATTATTTTTAACTTGGAAAACAGACCCGTCACAAGTGAACAAAACAGATAAAAAAACAGAAAGCATTTGGTTGTTTAATTGGAATACGAAATCCGGAATTGTTTTTTCTTTTGATAATTTTTGATGCAGCCCTAAACTTGTGATCCATTTTCTTGTGTTGGATCCCCCAACACGTCCTCTGCCTTCTTCTTCACAAATAACCCGCACAGTCATTTCCGATTCTTGCGTTATTTTGTCTCCCATCATTTTAATACAGTTTTTAAAATCTTTTTGTATTCTGCTACATTTATTAGTAAACGTATAACTACCATTACTTCGAAAACACCCTTCTGCAATTAAATAAGCCAGTATTTTTAATCTATATTCGGGGTATCTTTTTGTTCCTAAAATAGGGTATCTTCTAGGAACTGCTATATGGTTCCCTACAAATAATTGACTTAGTGGCAACCATCCTTTAGAAGAATAAAAAGGATGATCTATGGTTACTTCTGTTTCTCGACCTGTTCGGGTTTTCACTTGATAAACCCATTTAACACCTTGTTTTACAACATCTAAAACCTTATTAAAAACAAAATTATCATGTTCATTTTTGCTCACAGTGAAATCTTTATTTTTAATAATTGTTTCTATAGGTTTTATAGCCCCATCAGACATTGTAATTAAAGAACCTTTAATAAGGCATTTTCCGGTTTTGAAAGGAGCCGTTAGAGCCACAGTCCAACCACGTTCTATTTTACCGATTAATTCTCCTAAAGCACCATTCAATTTCAAATAATCCCGGTCATCATCAAAAAAGACATCCATTATTTTTCTTGGTTCAAAAGGAGAACAAAAACCTTCTGTTCCTATGGTTATTTTTTTATAACCGGTCATTATTTCTTCCGCTTCTTCTACTCTATCCATAACAAGAAGACTTTGCATTTTGACAGAATCAATCTCCAATGCCCGTTTCTTAAAAAACCTAAAAGCATTGTCTTGAACATAGTCAATATTGATTTCACCACTTTTTTCGTATCTTTTACTTATTTTAGACAGGTATATCCCAATAAGTTCTTTATTTTCAGGACCTAAATGTTCGGATTCTATATTATAAATATCTTCAATACATTTTCCCGGAGCTTCTTCGTATTGTTCAAAATAATCAATGCACCATGCTCCTACATATTTAGCAATGAAACTTTGGAAGCTGTCTGGAGTATATAAAGGTTTTATTTCTGTTAAGAATTTGGTTGAAGTGATCATTCCGGTGACAATTTGTTCTTCTATCGTTGAATCTATCAAAGTGCGCTTGATTGTCATTCTAAATCCTCTCTGTAACGTCGGGAGTAGTGTCTTCCTTCAATTTAAATCTTGTTTATGAAGAAAGACTCGTCTTAAAATAGATCGTGCGGCTACCGTCAATTTTACCGCATTGCTTTTTCTTCTTTTAGAAACTTCGGAAATTTTGTAGTCAGAAGATTTTCCGAAGCAAGGAAGTTTATTTCAAACTTTTCTAATAAACCACCATTTCTGCTTATTTCATTATCCCAAAAATGAATCAAAGCTTTTGCAAGATATAGAACAGGATCATTTGTAATCCGGTACATGCGACAATGTTCCTCATTGATGGTTAACTTGTCTTTGTTTGTTTCCGAAAAAGCTTTTAACTTTAGACCAGAACGTATGATTACGTTCCGGTCTCTCATAGAATAACTTCCGTTTATCTTGTAAGAAAAGGTTTTTTTGTACCAATCTGTTAGCAGCTTCGTAACATTTGGCAAATCATCTTTTAATAAAAGCTTACTATTATTGGTTGTTTTAACAAGAGGTTGGGCAATGCAGATCAGGAATTCACTTTTTGTTTCTTCTATGGTAGAATACCGATTAAAAAAGAAGTTAGACAAGGTTATGCTTTCTAAATAATCCTTATTAGTCGGTAAATAGTTTATGTTTTTTCTTCTAGATTTGTGAAAATCAATGGCAGACTTAATGTCTTTTACGGAATATTTTTGATTAGTGTAAGGTTTAAAAGTTGGTTCTGTGTAGTCAGTGAACCTTGTTCCGTTCAAAACATTATTTATGTCTTTTACAGCATCTCTAAAACCTTTTGTAGATTCTTTGGGTACTTTAAAACCGAAACTTTTCCAGTAATCAATCACTTCTTGGACAGCAGAAGAAACAACAAGAGGTGGTTGTTTCTTTTCTTTTCTAAAAACAGGAACAAGGTTTGTTTTGTCTCTTTTTATTATTTCTCTCTTTGATAGGATTATTATTCTTTTTTTCGTGGGAACGAAGTTCCCACTTATCACGGAGTGACTTACACTATTTTTTTTATCTTCTATGTCTTTTATATGCTCATTCATCCGCATTAGGCTGCCTAAGTCATCCGCATTAGGCTGCCTACTTTCCTGTGCGCTATTTCTGCCTAAGTCATTTGCATTAGGCAGCCTACTTCCCTTTCTACAACAAGAAATTCTAAGATCAGATTCGTCTTTGATGTTTTTATGGATTGTTTTGTAATTAGGATTAATTCTAATTGTCCTTGTTTTTCCATCAAAATGAATTAATTCTACATACTCTTGTTTTATTAAAGAAGAAAGAGAGGCGCTTATTGTGTTAGGAATGACATCGAGACAGGATGCCAAATAAGCATTACTTGCGGTACAGTGTTTTTTACAATGATCAAGTCCATTTATCACTGAAAATAAAAGCAGACTTGTCCTATCTAAATTTTTATTTAGACCAACTTCTACATCTATATGAAAAAACCGCAAATAAGATTCATGTTTTTCATTTTCTTCTGATTCCATGCTGTACCTCATTTCAAATCGTATTTTTCTTTTACTACTCTTCGGATTAAGTCAAGATAGGTTAAAGTTTTGTTTTCTTCAACGGACTGAATTCGGGCAAGTCTTTGTAACTGTTCTTTCCAGCCCTTTGTGATTGAAATGTTTATAGCTTCTTTAGCATCATCTAATTTAGGTCTCATGATTTTCTCCTTTTCTCATTATCTGTATAATTTATTTATTTGTCTTTGTCAAGTCTTTTTACAGCTTCAAATCTCTCCGCAAAGCCCGAACATCAGCATCAGACATATCATCCGGGTCACCTGATGATAATTCTAAAACTTCAACAGAAGGAACAATAGCGGCAAGATCATGAGCAAGCTTGTAAGCCATTTCCGAGGCATCTGCATCATAAAGAACAAATGCTTTTTTAAGACCACGTAATAATTGCAGTTGGGAATGGGTATATTGTTTTCCGAATGTACAAACAGCACCGTCACCAATACGCCAAACATCAAGAATACCTTCTACAATAACAGCTTTGTTCTGGATAACTGTGTCTAAATTGTATAAACAAGATTTTACATCTTTAATGGATGTTTCTGGAGCAGAGTTTTTATAGGAAATAGCAGCTTTCTTAGTAAAATCTCTACCAACAAAAGACATGATCCTGTTATTTATGACAATAGGGATGATAATTCGATGTTTGTAATCTCCGATAGGACCGGTTACTGAAAGATCATACTGCTTAATTACTTTTTCCGGATCATATCGTCTGCTTTCTAAGAAAGATAAAGCAGTTTCTGGGAACGTTTTTGTTGTTCCTATTGGGAATTTTACTTTTGAGGAATATTCTTTTTCTCTCGGAGTATAAGCACCTCCTTGGAAATCTTCAATTACTCGGAAGACTTCTTTGTTAGAAGTCGTTCCGTCTATTGTTTGAATGAGTTTCCAAAGATTACCTGTTTCTCCGCAAAGATAACAGTTAAAGGTTTTTGATTTAAGATTTATCCCCAGGTGATTGCTCCTATCAAGACAGAATTGGCAATTTATTCCCACCCATCCTTGACTTACGTTTTTTCCCGATGAATAATATCTGACATTTCTACTTTGAAGATACGAGAGAACATCGAAGGTTTCTGATTTGATCATGGAAAACCTTTCTTAACTAAAAATGAACAGAGAGTGAGGGGAGGGAAAGTCCCCGCTCTCTGTTCACCGACAAGAGGAAATGGAGGTAATCAAAACCTCTCGTCTAAGGGTCTACAAATCCCAACTATCTCGAATCCTAATAACTTTAGGCATTCTGGGAGCTTCTATACTACCATATTTTTGGTATTTGATTGTGGCTATTTTGCCAATGAAACTTTCTCTGTTGTCCCAAATCTCCTGTTTTTGTTTATCATTAAAACCTCGTCCAGCAGAAGCTTTGGATGGTTTATTCCATCTAACAGATTGAAGCACAAACATTCCGAGAGTTCCTTTCGGATGACGATTTGCTTGGTGAGATGAACGGTGACTTAAACCTCGTGAATCAGTTATTTTCTCATTGAGGTTAGCCATTTGCTCTTCAAGACCAATAATTTCAGCATCACATTCCTCAAAAGGTTTTCGTTTGAAAATATTCATTTCTCGGAGAGTGCATCTTCCTTCTTTGTATCTACCGTTAAGAGAACGAATCATGGCTCCCTCATATCCTTTATCAACCATCTCTTGTTCAAAAGAGATTACTTCATCAGAAGTGTGAAGGAGTCTTTGTTCTAACACTACAAGTCGGGTATTAGGGGAAATACGTTCACTGTATAGTGAGTGATAGGAATCCAACCATCTGTCTTTATAAGATAAATCCCCCATTTTCCATAAATCAAAAGCAAATAATGTGAAGTCAGGCTCTCCATCAAATCTACGAATTGGACCTGATGTGCGGTGAAAAACGTCATCCTCTTCATTTTCTTTATAAGGTTTGCCTACAACAATCTCTCCATCAAATCCGTGATATATAGGGTTTCTAAGTGTTTCTGCAACAAAACGATTTGAAAAAGGTTTCATTGATGAAGTAAGTCCTCCGTCATCACCAACAATACATCTGAAACCATCAAGTTTAGGACTTCCTACTAAAGGAAAGAGCAATGTTTTAAGTTCTGAATCTAAAATAGGATCAGTTGGTGCTTTCATTACACGCCTTATGGACATGGTATCTCCTTTATATCTAAATGATCTACTTTCATTTGTGCCAGTTCTTCTTCCAGTTCTCGCACCCTCTTCTTGAGGGCACTGATCTCTGCGTCTTTTGCCCTACCACCTGATCATATGTTACGAGTGCCATATTTTCCTTTCATATCCAATTATTGTCGAGGTGCAGGCAAAATCTCTCACCCCAATGATCAAGTAAAAAGGATGAGACTGGTCAAAGAAGTCCACCATAATTAGTTCCTTTTTTGTAGTAGTTTTTCTAAGACCTCGACCAATACTCTGAAGAGTTGAAATTTCTGAAGTGTGTTTCAGCATGGTACATGTTTCCATGTTTTGCCTTCTTTTATGTTGAAAATTGTGCATCTATTCACCCCAATTGTTTTTCATATCCATCCGTTATCTAAATAAATTAGAAACCTTTCTCCAAAGTGATCCAACAAGAACGGATGTGATTGATCGAAAAAATCATGGATAATAACTTCTTTCTTTGTGAGAGTGGTTCTGGTACCTCGACCAATACTTTGAAGAGTCATAATTTCTGACTTGCCTCCGGCAGCATTGATTACTACATTTAATTCAGGTATTGATATGCCCTCCCGCCATGTAGCTGTGGCAATGACACTTCGAATATGTCCTTCATTAAGAGCTTGTTTAGCAAGAAGTCGGTTTTCTGATTCTGTTGCTCCTTGCACAAAGACAGTATCAAGACCACAATGACGACACATAGACATAAGAAGTTCACCATGAGCAATGTGATTTACCATAACTAAGCAACCCATATTTTTCTTGGTGTATTCTTTTATCAAATCCACAATCATTTTATTCCGATCAAGTCTTCGGACAATCCCTTGTTCATAAACATCAGGATATTTTCTCAAATCTCGGATGCGCTGAAGTTTCGGGACTTTCATGATCTTGATCTTGATTTCTGCCATGAATCCCTGTTCCATGCCTTCATTGATTGAAAATTCTCCGATAAGAGGGCCTATGAGTGCCTCCATAGCTAACTTAGCCTCGGCATCGGTGGGCAAAGTAGCTGTTAGACCAATTCTTATCGGAGCAAAGACTTTGTGAAGTATCTCGGCATATTCTCCCCTTAAAGTGCTGAGGTGGTGGCTTTCATCAGTTATTACAATATCATAGGAGGTTCCAAGATCATCAGCTAAATCTTTGAATGATTGTCTTGTAGCCACAGTCAAGAATCTGCTATCTTCTTTTCTACCATCCCCGATTATACCAACAGCTTTCTTACCAAAGAATTTCTCAGCCTCATTAGTCGTTTGATAAAGTAAATCTTTCGTATGACACAACCACAAAACTTGGTCAACATCTTCTATAGAAGCGATAAGAGAAAGTCCTAAGAAGGTTTTTCCAGTTCCTGTTGGAGCTTTAAGGATTCCTCTTTCTGCGATAAGCACCTTGTTAATCAAATCCTGCTGAAATGGCCGAAGCTCTAATCCTTTCGGAAGAATTACTTCTTTTTTGGGAATTAAGAATTTCTCAGGAGGTGTGTAATCCACAGAAACTTTCTGCCGAGCAGCTTCTTGAAGAACCCGAGGAATCAAACCCGTAAAGAAAATGTGACCTTTAGCAGTTCTGCTAATGATCGTAGATTTAACACCCTCCATTCTGGTTTTCTTAAATGCCCCCTGTCTATACCAGACTGTCGGAAAAGATAAGGAATTTCTGACAAGTTCAGACAGAGCAGGGGACATTATAGATTCGATCGGATCTAAAAATCGCATCCAGTATTCAGGTTTCATTTTGCAACCTCTGATTGAGTTCTTTTATCACTTTCATCATAACATACTTTTCAGAAATATCAGAAAGATTTTTAGGATGTCAAGCAAGTAGTCATTTTCCTTGTGACTTTTGCTGTTTTTCGTTCATTCCATCCTAGTCTTTCTTTCATAACTTTAAGAAGTTCTCCTTTCTTTACTTTCCCGTTTGCTGTAAACATTTCTTCTGGAAGATTAAGAATGATTTCCGCAACAGTTCTACACTCTTGAGGCATCTTCCAGAACTTATCTTTTTCAATCAACAATGATTCTGGGGTGTCTACCATTTGCAATAAAGTTTCATTGTTTTGTAATACGATATTAGAAACGTCAAGATACTGCCCCCAATGAATTTCCGCAGCTCGTTCTACGATGTCCACTTGCTTCATACAGATTGCCTCCGAATGATTGTAGGTTTTTCTCTTTTGACTTGTCTACCGATAAATCGTTTAATGTCCCAGATAATAGATTTCTGCCTGCATCTTGAACAAGTAGGATCATCTTTATCTTGCCTTGCTAGGCAGATCGGGACGCTTAATTGACATTCATTTTTGGCACAATAAAAGATGTCGGCAAGACTGAAACGGTCACAGATTTTATCCGTTCCGTTCATCATTTTAAGTGCTATCACACAAAATCTGGTACCGTTAGTTCTTATTGAGGAACATTGATAAGTGGTACAATATTTGCATTGCATTATCCAGTCCTTTCTGAATTAGCTCTTTCTTTGGATTCTTCTTCTTCCACAAGTTTGATGATTGCCATTCTTGCAAAAACATTTCTTGAACAGGACAATCGTTTTGCTTGCCGCTGCACTCTTACCGCTATTGCATAAGGTAAACGGACATAGGAAATTAAATCTTTTCCTTCTTCAATGAATTCATCTCCGGCAATAGTTGTTTTAAAATCTCTCAGTGGACCAGTCGTCTGCATTTTTACCTCCTTATTGTTAATTTGGGTTTACTCGGATTATCTTCCAAGTCGCCAACGGGCGCACACATGTACTTGCGTAATATCTGAACCGACTCACCTTCTATGGCATAATCAATGGCATATTCTACATAGAAGTTAGGTTTTGCTTTCAAGATTTGCTCCGCAACATGGATAATTATTTCTAAAGACCTTCCCGATGTTTCCAAGGCTTTGACCAACACTTTAGAAATGTTTTCCTTTTCATGGTGAACGGATTCATCATCGTATTGCCGGTTATTTGTAGCCCTAAGGAGACGGTTGATTTCTTCCTCATAAAGGATTTCTCCTGAATTCTGGAGTTGCCTAACCATCCTTTTTATGACCGTAGGTCTAGGTTTTACAGTTATTTTTGGTTTAAGGACCTCCTCTTCGTCGTCATCAAAAAGCGATAGGGTTTTCAATTTTTGGAATCACCTCACTTTCACTGGTTAATATAACAATTTCTTGATTGTTTGTCAAGTTTTTGTTTTGGTTACTTTTTAGTATTCCGAGTAAGGATCAGGAACATCAACATCTATTTCCGCTTTCTTGTAAAAACGACAACCGTTACCTTTGTCAATTTCTTCAATATCCTCTTCGGTAATTTCTGCTCCTTCTACTTCATCAATGACACATTCAGACCAGTATTCGGTAGCAGTGGTTGAACCATAAGGATGTCTTTGTGACATTTCCTTTAAATATACGCATCCAGCACATTTATCCGGCATTTTCTTCTCCTTTCAAAAGACATGTTGAATAAAAATCAGGTTCTTTTTCTTCCAGATAACGATTGAAGAAAACCATAATTTCACAGGTTGTAGAAAATAAGGCGTCTTTACCAGCTTCTTCAAAAGTTTTTATTTGATCTTTGGTCAACATCAATTCAAGATCACCATCATTGTATTCAAAAATGATTCGGTAGTCATCATTGAAAGAAGCCATGTAAATACCTAATTCACAATCACCACTGAGGTCTTCAATTCGGCACCATCCGTGACAATTGTAAACATGATCTACCATTCTTTCCCATCCAGGATCATTTGGTGCAGTCAGTTTCATTATATTACCCTCTTCATATTGTGCCCGTCGATTTTCTTAGCCCAGTAAATCATGTCTTCCATTTTAGCAAATGCCTCTTCTTCAGTGACACCTCCCATGAAACCCGAGCAACCATTTCCTTCGTAATTGTATCCGAAATCATCTTGGTAAAGTGCATACCAATGTTTCTTTCCTCTACTTTCCCATCGAGCGATTGTTTTCATTTTTTACCTCAATATAGTTTAGAATCTCCGAGTCTTTTCCACAAAGCTCTGGTCCATCCAGTATTATGAATAGACATCCACAGTTCACCTTTCCCTTCACAGAGATCACAATGACTTTCTTTATCTCTGGGGAAAACAGCACCAAATCCTTTGCATCTTGGGCATTGTGCTTTTTTGGCGTTTTCCACAGTTACTTTAGATTTATTAAATACCTGACTCATACTCTCTCCTTTCTTTATTAGCAAGACTTGGGACTTGCTTGTAGCATTACACCGTCTTTCGACGGTGCCCTCTGCTATGGAAGTTTTGGTTCGTCTTTCATCAGTTCTTTCCAATAAGCATAAACAAAATCGTAATTTTTGGATAAGAACCACTCATTGTCTTTTTTTACCACATCAAGATTTTTGAAATCATAAATATGGTAATTTCCTGATGATCCTTGTCTTATTTCATATCTGTCCTTTGCCATTTTCACCTCCTTACATTATGTATTTCACACACCACCAAATTACTACCAGTATTATTAAGTTTTTCATTCACCTCCGTTAAAATATAATCCCCTCCTCTCTAAAGGAAAATAGTTGGTTCCTCCGATTATGACATGATCGTGAACCAATATATCTAAAGTTTTGCAAACATCTTTGATGGTATTGGTTATTCTTATATCAGAATCAGAAGGTTTGATACAACCTGACGGATGATTGTGCACCATAATTATGGCACAAGCACCTGACAAAATGGCATGTTTGACTACTTCTCTTGGAAACACAACCGCTTGATTAACCGTTCCCGTTATTACTTGCATACAGGTTAATTTGTTTTGGGCATCAAGATACAGGATCAGCATTTTCTCAATATCCGAATCTTGTAATTTCCGAACGAAGGAAAGAAGTTCATTGGTGCATGTGATAGTTTCTCCGTTGTAAGGAAAATCCTTTTCTTTGACTCGTTCCGTTTTCAAACTGTGGGCATACTGTGGATTTTTCATCTCTCTTTCTCCTTTTCTATTTCACCGACTTGGGACGGTGATTGTGCATTACTACGGCATTTCTGCCGCAGCCCTCTGAGTTATTCTACTTTTGTTAACCATTTTTCTGACACAAAAGACATATCTTCACCACATTCTTTACAGATAGGGATTCCTGAGCAAGCAATGTCGGAGTAGGTCACATTCTTTTGTGCAGGAACGTCACGACCTTCTTCAATACAAGCGGGACATAACCATTCTGAAACACTCATTCCTTTCACTCTTTCACCTCCAACAAGAAGATTTTTGACTTAGTGGAACAATCTTCATAGAAATCAGGTGGGAAAGAATAACCGATAAAATCACCTTTAGAATCAGCATCGACTTGACCAGGGTAGCAAGGACTGCATAAAGCACCTTTAAGAACCCATCTTGATCTTACTACCTGAGAATAGATTTCTCCGACCATAACAGAACATTCTGCCTCTTCGTCAGGTGCATATCCATATTGCAGAGATTCAAACCAATGCCAAGCTTCCTCTTTGTCGGTGACTTTCTTGAACCCGATTAACCAATCAAGTGTGTCACATTGGTCAATTTCAGGATTGATTATTTCTTCCAGAAGATTAACAGCTTTGGCAAGATTGTCTAATCCAGCTTCATCATAGATGGATGAAGACAGGATCTCATTGATCTTTTTCAACCGTTCTCCAACATAATCTTCAAGAGCGGATTCATACGCCAGATCAATACAATCATTAAGATCATCTAAAAGATAATCAACCTTATTATTCTGAAACACCCCTGTTGTTGGAACTTCTGAATCTACGGTTGCTCCATAGTGTGTTTTAATCATGACTTCACCTCCACAACATCAATGACTTCCACCCTATTGTGGTCAAGAACATCATCCCAATTCCAGTCTTTTGGATTAGAATGTTGCTGCAAATCCACATCGAATTCTAAAATTACACGGAATCTTTTTTTCATACTCTCTTTCCTCCTATGGTTTTATTGACCAGACTGGGAACTGGTCTGTAGCATTACACCCCTTACGGGGTGTCCTCTGCATTAAAGACTGTTTGGATCATCGTCATAATCGTAGGTAGCAAGAGGATAAATATCCCAGTTCGTTTCTGGAATAACTTCCTCGACGGGAATTTTTATTGCCTCCGACATCTTCTTTTGTCCTTTCTCTGAGAGATCATCCCAAAGAATTTCTACATGCTGCATCATATTAAACCTCCTTTTCTAAAGAATGATCTTCCATATTCATACCACCTATAAGTTCATAGATGGTATTACGTGATCTTGCGGTCATTTTAAGACAATCAATCCGAAGAAGACTGGAAGTGACAACTTTTGCACCTGGAAGAAATTTGGGATGATCAACAATTGTACCAGCTAAACAGACAAAAGAGACCCTCCAACTTCTTGGGTTATTAATGATTCTCCAATCTTTGATTTTAGCCTTTTGAAGTTTCTTACTCATAAACTTAAATCCTCCTTTTTACGCCAAGATGCAGCGGGAATTTCAATGAGTAAATCTTCTTTTCTGAACCAAGCAGATTCCCAGGGTGTCTGAAAAGAATGCCACGTTTTTGCAGGCTCATCAAATTCAACCAAGATGTAGTTTTCCCACATAGTATCTTGTTTCTTGATTTCCTTTATTACACCTGTTAAACCGTTTAGACATTCTACTGCACCTAAAGCCCATCTTTTAGGGTCATAGATGTAGATTTTCACTCTTTGTCCGATTTCCATATCTCACCTCACTTACCCGATCCTGTAAATACAGGATCAAGATATTCTAAGTCAGCAACCGGGATTTCAATTCCTTTAGATTTCCGATAATACGTTTTCTTTGGAGACCAAGAGTAACCAGTGGCTACATGAATAAGTCGATATTCATGGGCATTTTTTTCGTGCATCAACAGGACAAGTTTGTTTGAAGTGATTGAACTTTCTCCGATTTTAGCAACAAAAGACGGGGAACTGTGTTTAATGCAACCATTATAAGCAGAAGGTTCTGCTCCTTTAAAGTCCCCTAATGATTCAAAAAATCTTTGTTTAATTTGGAAAATTGTCCCTGATCTGAAATACCTCACTTGTTCTTCAAATGCTTCTGGAAACATAATTTCCAAAGTTCTTTTCGCTGTCGTACATTTTGATGCAGCTTCCAAAACTCTTTCTTTTGAAATTGTTAATTCCATAACTCTCTTTCCTCCTTAGTATTTTATTTGCCCAGACTTGGGACTGGGCTGTGCATTACACCGACTTTCGTCGGTGCCCTCTGCTTAGGTCTTTCTGTTAATGTCAGTTAGGAACTGCTGTGCTATTGGCAAAGTTTCAAAATCATCACCAAACAAGAATGAATTCTCCTTGTTGAAAAATCCTCTAATTGAATACTTGTTATCGAAGGAATTGGGAATAATTTTAAATTCCTTAATTTTCGACAAAACCACCATATTTGTCTTGTTTCGATTCCAAATCAACATTGTTGCCATTTCGTTTCTCCCTTCTCTTTCTTTTGTTGTGTATCTTTTATCACATTGTTAGAGATCGTGCGGCGACCGTCAATTGTGAGCGGTTGCCGTTACAGTTTATCAAGTAGTTAAGACGATTATTCAAGCATACGCCGATTTACATGAATCTGTATCTTATCCGGTAAATCATTAAAAGCAATTTTCTTACCGAGATGTTTGCCGATAATACATTTTCCGAATTGAGAAATTCCGAGTGACGGATGTTCTGGAAGATCATTCATACTGAGACACATATACAACCGTCTATTTGGATTCTTTGGATTTGGACGATTTTCTTTGAACACTATGGTATAGCGTTCAAACCAATCTTCGGTATCATAACAACCTTTAATTTTCATGATCACCACCCATAGCGTTTGAATGAAAACGCTACCTTTCCCATTTTCTGCTTGTCAGGATAAGAAAGCTGTTTGAAGATTTCATAAGCTTCTTTATCATCCCCATACATTGCCATATGATCGGCATCACAAACTATTTCAATAACATGACTTCGGGGAATAGTTTTGCCGCTGTCACAAGGAATACCAGAACATTCTAATGTATCAGAACCTATAATATCCCAGGTTCTGTTCATCATTCTGTAAATCCTTCCTTGCATTTCTACAGGAATTTCCTTAATTTTCATATACTCTCTCCTTTCTCTTTTTATTATCCGGACTTGGAACCGGATTGTAGCATTACTGTGACATTTCTGTCACAGTCCTCTGCATTACTCTATGGAATTTGCCCCATCAATGAAATCGTCAATTTCCTTTTCAAGCTCATTAAGTCGGTCATAAAGATCATCTTTTGTGATTCTGAGTTCTTCAAGAGGTTCTAATTCCTCTTTTAATTCAGCAATTTTAGTATCCAGATTGACAATTGAATCATCCAGACGTTTCCGCATATTTTCAAAATCGGTTTGCATTGACATGTTTTCCTCCTTAATCTTCATGATTGAAGTATGGTTTACCGTTCTTTTCCCAATAATAACCGTTTGGTCTGTCTGACAGATCACTGGGCTTGAGTCCAAGTTTCTCGTAATAGATGTCAGATTTTCTTGATGTTGACACCATCACACCACCTTCCATCATGAATCTGAAATCAAGATGGTGAGCATGGTTTTCGGCAGTTAAAGCATCACGATAACCTTCAAGATAGCCAAGAACCCAATACGGAACTTTGCCCATTTCTGCCTTTATCTTACCAAATTGTTCGTTAATGTCCGAAGAACGCAAACCACAATGTCTTGCTCTGTTGTAAAGATCAATCAATCGGCTTACAGCTTTCCTTCTCTTTGCTAAAGCAGTGGTGATTTTCATCTTTTCTCTCCCTTTCTCTTTTATTTATAACCAGACTGGGGACTGGTTCTGTGCATTACAGTGGGTGTTAAGCCCACTGCCCTCTGCTATGAAGCATTACCCCATAATTTGAGACGGGATTGGTTATCAATTGTTACCGCATTTCCAAGAAATACAAGTTTTTTGATTTCTTCCCAGAGCATTATTCCAGCAGCCGCTTGAAGTTTATCTTGATCGGTGCAGTTAAAACAATCTCTCATGGAAATTAATCGTGTTTCCGCATCTTTGATGCCTTGTTCACAATCTTCTAAGGTTATCATCTTTAAAGGACCTGTCATTAGATTCTCCCCCCTATTGCACGGGAATATGTTCTTTCCATAACCCTTGCAATAACGGGTTCAAGATCAATTCGCCTCAGTTCGCTTTTGACTTCATGGGTATTCCACTGGGTAAGGATAGAATTCAGACTCCAAAGATCAAGGGAAGAGCTATTGACGGCATTGGAAAGAAGCAGATTTGTGCCAATTTCCGGCAATGCTTCGATCTTGATCTTTTCAGCAGCCGAGAAAGGCAATTCATCCCAGATTTCATCATAAATATCTTTACTTATCTGAGTAGAAGCCCAGTTCTTCCAACTATCAACTTGTGTTCCGAAGATAGCAAGACCTCCGCTGATAGTCTCACCAAGATTGTTAAGAAAAAGGTTCTGAAGATGTCTCTTGGAAAACTGAGCCATACTCTTCCAGATACCCATACCATTGAGGCATTTTAGCTGCCATGCCCCGAACATTCCTTTGAGTTTTGTGCTAAGATCCAAAGACGAAAACACATCAACTTTCGGAATGATTGAATCAACAGCCCGAATTGCTGATGCCATATCAGGAAACCTGATTCCGATCTTCAGACGAGCACCTTCAAGATAAGTGTGAGGACACACCTGAATCTTGCCGTAATCAGTAAGCTGTCCGACAGAATTTTCGATCATGTGGACAATGTCTTCATACCGAACAACCTTATATGAATCACTGCAAATTCCAAAAGCCATTGCACCATTTCCCGTAAAAGCTTGATCGACAATAACCTTCTTGCCTTCATAGCGTTTCTTGTCTCGTCTTCCGAAATACAACGGTTCAAGAATAGGATCAGGAAAGTAAACTTTCGGATACCTTTCTCTGACATCACGGCGTTCATTTTCGGACAATTCGTAATCTAAACCCATTTCATTCATCGCTACATTTTCCATTCTCTTTCTTCCTCCATTTGTTTTATTATGCTTAACCGGGCTTGGAACCGATTTGCAGCATTGCTACGGCATTTCTGCCGTAGTCCTCTGCTATTCAACTTCGGTTATTTCCATGTCAACAATTTCCGCATCTTCAATAACCACACTTTCATCGGGGGAAGTAAAATAGTAATCCAATTCATTGATTACTTCATGGGCATCTTGATTTTCCATTACAACGGTCAACCGAATATACATGTCTACATTTACTTTTTTTGGCACATTAACCTCCTATCTGGGCTGCTGCGGCAGCACCGTTATTACTGATGGGTCGAGAAAGATTCACCCGTTGACCGTCAGCTTTTCCCGAATGGTAAGCACCTACATCTCCTTTAAGGGAAGATGTTCTTCTGGTCACGGCATTAGGAAACATCTCCTTAAAAGCTTTATCAACACCATCTTTTTTGACAACCATCAACGCTTTACAATCAGAAGGAATAAACTGTTCCCGTCTCTGATAAAGATCCACAAGACGTTCACCGATTGTTGTGACTAATCCGTAACAGTAATTCCTCTTGGCATTCTTCAGATCAACCTTTCGTTTACCACTGCTTGTGTAAGTGGGACGAACATTATCGGCAGTTACGTTTTTCTGAGCCAAAGAATAAACTGTTCTTCGCAGATACTTGAAGAAGAACACGGCAATTTCCAGATCGTTCTTTGTTCCGACGAAACACATCTGCCATGATCCGTAAGGAAGCGGACCATCAAAGATTTTGCAATAAGTGTTGATAACCTTGCAATCAAAAGCTTTGGCAATCATGTAAGCCAACGTAGCTTCAAAGTCCACTTTGTTTGTGTCAGAACCATCAACGGTCATCTGCACAAAAGAGTCGGTGTCTTTGTTGACATCTCTCAGGTGAGCAAAGTCGATAGCGTAGTCGGACATTAATTTTGCTGCCATGTTAGCGGCTGCCTGTTGTTCATGAACATCACTGTTTTTTTCCGCATTGCCGAGTTCCAATAATTTCATAATCTTGCTGATAATATTGTTCCTCAATTCTTCCGTCATATCTCTCTTTCCTCCGTAGTTTGGTTTGATGCTTAATCGCATCACGGGACACACAATTCCTCCAAATTGTGCACCCCCCGATGAAATTATTTTGAAGGTGTGAACAAGAAGTAGAATCTCGGCATGTGTTGGAACATGAGAGTTCCTTTCATAAGATCCGATTTTCTGACTACTACGATAAAAGGAGCCATGAATCCTAGAACTTCAAAATCCATAGACAGTTCTTTTGTGTCCCATACTTGACCATATTCTTGTTCAAGACGGATTCTTTCATTCTCATCGGAACTAGATTCAACCCGATTGTTGATCTTGCTGACTAATTCCCTCCTAACTGCTTCTGTTTCATCTGGCATAATATGCTCTCTCCTTTCTCATTTTAAAATTGGGAAGTAAATTTCCCCGCAATACCTCAACGATGCTCTGTTGAGGTATTGAAGCGACTTTATTCCCATTCAGGGCCGAGTTTGTGATTGTGCCTTAAAGATAGAACAGCATCTACCTCATTATCTGCTTCCAACAGATAAATAGCCTCAAACTCCTCAAGTTCTGAGCAGTTATCCACACCAATTGTGTGTGTAATTACTCGGTTAGTCAATCTGTTTCCTGTGTCGATACAAATGAATTGAAAATGAAGCCTTGAAGGGTTTACTTGTTCAAGGTAATTGTTTGTTCGGGCTAAAACGTAAGTATCTTTGCCGATTTTGTAATGGTCACCCATTTTCCACTTTATCCAGTTCACGTTTGTCATCTGTTCTGGCATAAAGCACCTCCACCGTGAGCATAACGGAACATCTTCCACCAATCAGTATTACTTTGGATTTTTTGAATGGCTCGTTTCTCTGTTTCCTCATTTCGCTTACACTTGCGGCATAAGGTATTGACGACTCTCTCCTCTTTTCGGTGGTCACACATCTCTCCTTCTCCTTTCTCTCTAAAGGTTATTCCAGACTGGGGACTGGAATTGTGCATTACAAGAAGTCAGAAATTCTGACTTCTTGCCCTCTGCATTAAGGAATTTCTGACTTATTCAGCAACAACCGGAGCAGCAACAACCGTCAGATAGGCAATCAACGGAAGCATCTCTGCCGTCCTGCAATACGTTCCCTTTCTGATCGCATTAAGATGGGACGCAACACGACCCTTCGAAGCTTTCAGAGCCGGAGCTTCTTCACCACCGAAGTCAGCTTTTGCCAGTTCAACTATCATTTCAGCAACGGTCATTTCCGCTTTGATATAACCGTCAATGACAGTAGACTGAGGAGTTTTGCCGTCTTTGTTCACTCTTGCTGCTTTCGGACCCGAAGATTTTCTTGCTGCTTTCACGGGCTTACCAGGTCCTGCAAGAAACTTTGCACGGGCAACACAAGCAGCAAAAGACACCGGGAAATCCGATTCACAGGATTTGCAGTTATTTGCCGACGCATCGTAGCACGGACGATTAGAATCCCAATCAGAAGGATCCATACAGAAGTCACCGGGCATAGCAGGCTTTTCTGCTTTCACAACGGTAACAGAAGTTTCAGTTTTCGTCTCGGCAACGGGTTCTTCCGTCTTGGCTTCGACAACGGGCGTTTCCGCAACTACCGGTTCTTCGACTTTCTTAACCGGTGTCAAGGTTTTCTTTGCAATAGCCTTTTCCGCGTTCTTCTCATTTTTCGATTTACTCATTTCCTTCTCCTTTTCTCTTTTTATTTGGTTAGTGAGACATAATTGTCCCTATGACGGCGTAATCATTAGATTATTCCGTCAAAGTGAAAATTACATCGGTGAATAACGATAACGCCATTTAGCATCTACACGTTCGGAAAGCTCTTGTTCGATGAATGTAAAGGGTTTTCCTGTCTTTTTCTCAACCACATTCTGAAGTTTGGTTAGGGATTTCTCTAAGGATTTGTGTCTCCGAAAGCTGTTAGAAATTCTGCAATCCCATATTCTTAATCATCTGTTCAAGTTCGGCTTTTTTGCTTTTCTTTGCCTCTTTCAACAACTTAGAGGTTTTTCTTGCCTTCTTCTTGTTACCCTGGAACTGTTTCCTTGTCATATAAACCGTCCTTTCTTATACATTTTCCGAATGAGAAAATCAATTGTTTTTTCCATGATCCAATAAGCAGTCACAACCATCCCGAAAACAAGAATGAAATCAAACATTTCTAACCTCCTCACGGCAACTTTGAGCAAATTGTTTAATGAGCGTGGTTAACCGTTTATCAGCATCTTCCTTGGAAACTTTCTTTTTAAGTCTCCATTCAACTTCTCGCCATGTCCCGGCAATCTTTACTTCTTTAATCATTTCTCTCTCCTTTTCCTTTTATTGGTTAATCATTTCTTGAAAGTAATAACATTGTCCGTTTCCGCTTCTTCGGGAATACCATACTTGATTCTCATTTCAGCAACAAGTTCAAGATACCGGGGATAAGAAAACACTTCAAACCCGTTGTCGGCCGCTTCCATCATACGATCTTTAAGAGCTTGATGCTCCCGAGCAAATCCAATTATCGGACTCATTTGATCTGCAAACTCTTTGTTTTCCGGTGCATCCCAAATCTCTAAGAATTTACCATACCAATCAGTATGCTTCTTTCCATCAGAGCTTTGAAAATACATTTCTCCGGTCTTTTCATCATGACAAAAACCTTCTGGAAAAACATGATCTTTCAGAACAGTTACATTTCCCATCTCTCTTTCTCCTTTACCCGGTATTTGGACAGACTTTGGACTGCCCATGTGGGTTAATGTAAGTCAAGCACTACTATGCACTTACACCCATCACCATCTCTCTTCTCTTAGTGATTACGATTCCGCGTGGCTTCTTTGAATACCTTACGGATGGCTCTTTTCATCTTAATTTCTTCTTTTCTCGTCCGAGGTCGCTTCTTCATCTTCATTCTCCATCAGGTTTATTCTTCTAATCTACTGACATCATATTTCCGTTTTTTTGAGCACCAAACTGTTCATTCTTTCACGATCAGCTCCGGGAGTTTCAAACTGTTTCCCGAGAGAGAAATTATCTCTGTGATTTCCCGACCATCGAGTGTATCGTTTTACAACATCCTCGGCAGCTACTTTATTTGAATAATTTGTAGATGCCACTTCTGAATCATTCTTTCCCGGAGCAGTATTTGCGTTCAAGATCCATTTGGATATATCTGAAGTATCTCTTCCGGTCTTTTGATTCTTCAATCTTGGACGTGTGTAAATGTCCCAATCTCTTTCATAACCTTGGATTTCTATCATATCCCGAGGCTTCAGCAAATAATCTTTTTCGTGATAACGTCCCGAGGATTCAACTGTGATTTTCATAACAGCAGTAATTCCGTCCCATATCTCAAAGAACCTTTCGGGAAGATGCTTGAATCGTCTATCACGACAAAGATCCATTATACGGCATTTTGCTAACTCGTAGCGTTTAGCAGTCCGTAAGGGGAAATGCTCTATTCGCTTTCCCGCTCGGGTCTCTACTATTCTAAATCCATGCAATGCTATCTTCATATTATCTCCATTTTCTGATAAAATGATTCCCGAGAGTTATAAGAACCTCTCGGGAATCAAGTGAAAGATCGTAATAAAATTATTACGATCCAAAAGAGAAAAGAAAGAGAGTAAACCTTAAGGCCATCACGATTAGCTAAGCAACATGCTTCTCTTCTGAGACATCCATTTGGCGTATGGCGTTTCAAGCTCTGTTCTTATTGAGACTCTCCACGAAAAGGAATAACTGAGAACATTAACAATATTGTAAACTTGTCCCACTCGGCAGTAATTTTCTTTTCTGCCCTCGAGGCTTCTGACTCTTAGTGCGTGTTCCTTAAGGATTTTCGACTTATTGTTTCCGCTCGGCGCTTTTCTCGTTTTTAAATACGCGCTTTACAATCTTGCGTTCCCGGGGAAACATTACTGTCATTGATAAAAGCCGGGCTTTATATCAATCTATGTCAAAAAACATCTTCGTAGTCGCTGCTACGCTGTCCCAAGAGGACGGAAGTTTTGTCTCACAAACTCCGAATTTCTCTGTAATATCGAGAGCAGAAATTCGGGGTTCACTATGTTTTTTCAGTTTAATC